GAGGAGAGTAAAGATCTTGCACAATAAGACTTACGTCTTTTAGCAGCTTTGCTGCCTTTTTTCACTTTGCCTGTTACAGCAGTTTTTAGTTTAGATCCAGGGTTTTTTCTACGATACGCAGCAACACCTTTTTTGGTCATTCCCGCGCCACTCTTGGTAGCGCGGTAATTACCACCTTTACCAGTAGTGCGAGCAATTGCTTTTGCTCGCTTCTTGGTTGTTGCCATTAATAATTTTTGTTTAAAACCAAAATTATCATGTAAGCGTCACCGCTACTATGTCCAACCGTAGTTAAATCAATGTCTCCCGTAACACCACTACCTGCATTATTAGGGATTCCTGTAAATAAATCGTAATACTCATCACCCGTGCTATCTGCTGGTAAATGCACTAAAAGCACATTGGAAGTTGCGTCAAAATCTAGTTTTACGCTCATGCCAACTGTGGCCCAGTATATTCTCGAAACAGAAACAGAGGTGCAAGCCTGTCCTGCGCTATTATTCGCTAGCGCAGAAACATCGACTTTCTTTACAGCTGACTCACCAGTGCCATCAGACACATTAGTGAATTTAACTATGGCAGTTTTTTCACCATCTTGGATGGTTTGTGAAGTTACTGCATCAGCCATAATTTACTCCTTAAAGCTCTGTAACAGCAGTACGCTCTTTAAGAGCATGTACATAGTCTACTGTTAAAACTTTTGCAGCAGCAGCGCCATTTTGAATACCAAAACTTACGTTTAGTTCTTCATCATCTGGTGCGTTAGTATTTACTACAGTACCAGCTTGAACATTGTTTTGATAAACATGAAACTTCTGATCTTTAGGATTGTAAACAAAACCTACAGTCATAAATGTGTCATCTGCTAAAGAGTTCGGCAAAGTTAAAGTAGATTGCGAACTATCTTTTTCAACAACAAAATCTATTGTTGCAGCACCGTCTGCTTTTAAAAAGAAAATACCATCAGTAACATCTAATGGTGTTGTGTCGGTTAATTGTAACCCAGCAACAATATCAGATTGTGTAGCATCACTAGCTTTAAACCTATAGAAAAACGCTATTTGTTTTCCTGCTTCGTATTTAAAGCCTTCTTTTTTCAGCTGAAAGAAGTCGTGGTCATTGTCACCAGCTGCATTAGTAATTTCTAATAAACCGCCGTCTCCGTCGATTAATGCTTCAGCAGCGGATCCTGTTCCGTCTTCTGTTGTCGTAATTGTCCAATCACCTGCTGTATAAACATCAAAGTCGTTGAAGTATTCGTGATACTTGTGCCTACTTGGTTGTTTTATCAGGCTTTCAGAGCCAGTTGAGCTGACGTTTGTTACGCCAGAACTAAAATGTGTAGTCATAATCAGCCTCCTATAAAATTAGCCATTGCGAGCACCATGCCCGCAACAATCATTTCTACAAGTCTGATGATACTATTTGGCTGTACTTTGTGCAACTAAACAAGCCTTACCCATTTGATAAAAGACATCATCTAGTTGATTGATTGCGCCATCTACACCTCTGTATAAAATGCCAATGCCGCCTGCTTCTTCCCAAGCTCTGATATTAGATTTTCTGTCGTCGATAAGTATATAGTCAGGTTTAGCAAAAGCTGCTTTATCCTCACCTTTAATGGTTGCAGTGATAAAAACTTTTGAATCTACATATTTGTTTATCCAGTAAACTTTATCTTTAGCTACAACGTCTCTATTTAAAGATCCAGAAGCTGTTAGTATCTCCCAAGGTATGCCTGTATTTTTAATGTATGCAATTAGTTTTTCCATGCCAGGCATAATTGGCAACTCTCTGAATAGACCTTTATTGCTTAATTCAATTTTTCTATCATCATAGGTTTGCTCGCTGACTAAGGGACCATTTAAAAATTTAGGTCCTTCTACTCCTCTCACAAAATCAGCGAGCACTCCGTCCATGTCTACAAATATTCTTGCGTTACCCAAATTACCAAGTAACAATTTTTGTGTTATTTTTGTCATGCTATCCCATTTTTTACTAAACATTTGCCGTAAATATGATTGGCATAGTTGTTTAGTTTGTCTTTAATCTCTTCTTGCTCTGCATCATGCTTTGCTTGCTCCTCTGGAGTTCTTTGAGGATTGATTTCATACTCAACCTTTACAAGTTTCTGACAATGATGAATTGTCTTGGTTTCACAAATCTTAGCTCTTTGTGCATCAGTTAGCTTAGTTTCATCAACATAATTAAGAAAATTTGCAAGTCCTTCTTCTTTAGACCACTGAGGATCTAATCCAATGGTTTTAATATGTCCATCCTCGTTTTCATAAAGAACCATGATACCGCTGTAAGTGCTTTTCTTAACAGCGCACCACTTGTCAGTTTTTGGATTTAGAGTCTGATAACAAAGTCTGTCGCCTCTTTTAGTTGTTTCAATCCAATACTTTCTCTTGGTTCTCAGCTTATATCCCCAAGGATAATCTTCAACTACAACAGCGTTGTCAGCTGAGTCTTTGTTGTAAATTATATTCTCTATCATCTGTAAAACCCTCCACTTAATGAACCTTCCGTTCTTCTTCTTCTTTCAAACTCCTCAGACATAGTCTGTGATGCTTCGTAACCACATTCACTACAGTTAATCGTTTCTTCTCTGTCCCAACTGTCGTAATAATATGTAGCTTCATCGTTATCACAACAAGGACATGTCGTATAATCTTGTATTCCTGCCATCTTAATCCATTCTCCCACTTATATATTCATAACCACAACCTTCTTCTTCTAACACTTCTAAAAGAGGTTGTGCTGCGTTCCATGCACTTTGATTACCTTGCACTGGTGGATATATTGTTCCACAACCAACTATTTCTATGCAATTACCTACCGTGCAAGTTCCTACATCTTCTCTACCTTGGTCTACCCAGTTTCTGTACCAAAGCTCTTGAAAAAAAGCTCTTCTACTTTCTCTTTCACTCATTAAAAACCTCCTATTGTGAGAATCAAACAAAAAACAAAGACGTTTACAAAAGGAAGGTAAATCTCAAGTCTTTCTGAGGCCTCCCTTTTTGCTCTATAAATTAAATATCCCACATATATATAATACAACTTATGCACAAATATGCAAGTATTTGCAAATATTTATATACATTATTTTAAGACAAAAAAAGGGCCCGATTAGGGCCCTTTGTAATACTGAGTAATAAAGTGTATTACGACTTCAAATTATGCACCTTGAGATCCATAGATTCCTCTCCAATCAGAGAAACCAAATGAATATCTTTCACGCGCCTTATATCTTATGTTGCCAGTAGAGAAGTCTGGTTCCATTGATGTCTCCATTGGAGATCTTTGGAACATTTTAAGACCGTCACCCATACTGTTTACAGAAGTTAAGACAAAGAAAGCATCTGGATCAGAAAGATAATGGTTTACAACGTAACCACCAGGCATAACACCTGTATTTTTGATTGCGTTAATATCATTATCAGCTGTGCCAGATCTTTGTGCAGAGTTTAAAATTCTGTCAGCAACAAAAACGAGTTGCGGCGGAATTACCAATTTGTCAGCTTGCACTGAAATTGTTAAGCCTCTGTCATCTGTGAAAGTAGAAATGTCAATTAATGCGTCTTCTAATGAAGCCTCATTAAGGTCAGCCATTGTTGTTGCTCTATTAGCAGCTGTACCTCCACCTGCAAGTGGATGTGAACTGTTAATAAGAGATACACCATCTCCTCCAGTGAAACTAGATGAGAAAGCGTTATTCAACACATCAGCGCCTTTGACTTCTTTAGAGTTAGCCATAGATTTTGCTAATGCTTTGACATATCTTTTACCCAGACTGTCGTAGAGATTATCTTCGATTGCCTCTTCGGTTAAAGCAAAAGCTAGTGCCACGGTATCGTGGTTATATCTTGCGCTGTAACTTTCTGATGAGCTATCAAATTGAACTCCTTGACCTTCTGATTTTACTGGTGCGGAACCAAAACCTGCTACAAGGACTTCTTCCTCGAAGGCTTTATTTGAGTCTTCGATTACAAAGATGTCTTCGTATTCTCGGTCATATTCATCATAAGAAAGACCAAACAATGAATTTAAACCAGGTTCTAGCTCCTTCGCTAGTTGTGCTCTTGAAATTGCCATAATTTATCTCCTTATGCTAAACCAGCACCTTTTTGTCCACACATGTGATTCTGTATGACACAAAGGACATTAGTATTGGACGATGAAACATCGTCATTATCAGGATCCTGAGAAATATCTAACGCTTTCAGTGGCAATGAAGCAGTAGTTGCTCCAGTTGTTACATCAAGCTCTAGGTTAGATCTCCCAGACTTAGTATCGCCGACTGGTGAACCATCAACAATGTCGAAATTTCCGAACAAGTCTGCTACTGGCATTGCAGCATCAGCTTGTACTTCAAAAACAACATTAGGATCATCAACGATGAATGCGATTATATCCGAAGCAGAAATACTGCCTGGATAATAATTTTTGTAAACTTGTTCGCCTGTGGTTGGATCAGTGTACTGAACACCATTAAACACTCCGACAATCGGAACAGTTCCAGTTGCTGCGTGTCGCCCTATCACCCCAGCTGTAAGCTGTGTTACCAAGTCGCCTTGATAAATTGGTGTAGTTGCTCCACTTGCAATTCTGTAACGGCTCTGGCCGCCAGACCAAGGTGCACCACTCATGTAACGAACAGGCCTACATCCAAATGCGCTATCTTTATTAGCCATTTTATTATACTCCTATTGGTTAAATATTACTTTTTTCCAAAAGTAACATTGGATTTTCTATCGGCATCATACTTGACGTATCTACTGTCTTTTCTGGATTCATTAAACATATTATTGTCTAAAGCATCCTTTTTACGACGAGTTTCTTCTTCATAATAAGCATTACGCTCATTACGAGTTTCGACAGGTATTTTTGCTAATAGCAATCCATCACTATAAACTAAACCAGCGTGTCTTCCTGAATCAGCAGTTGGAAATTCAAATTCAGAAGGAAGATCTGTTCCTCTTACGAGTTCCCAGCCTTCTCTGAGTCTTCTACTTACATTTGCTCTATCCTCTTGTCCCAGCATGGATTCTCTTATCCAACGATATTCATATCCTTCTGGTGCAGGTGGAGTTTCAAGTTTTCTTACTGGTCTCCATGGTTGTCTACGAGTGTTTTTATCGTGTGACTCGGATTCACGAGAATTTCTGGAATGTGTTAAGTCTTCTTTAACGTCCGTCATTTTGCCTCCCTAGTAGCTATTTTCTGTTTTTCTTTAGCAACAGATTTTAACCACATGTCTTCCGACATATTGTGTGGTTTCAATCCTCTTAGGCGTTCGACTTCTGCTTTAGAAAACGTTACACCGTTCTTTTTGCCTTGTGTTTTCTGCCGACTTCCTACGGAAGCAGAGGCGACTCTTTGCACAGCGGGCCTGCCCTCTTTTTGCTCGACTTCTCCTGATTCTAAATCAGGATAAACTTTATAAATTCTTGAATCTAACTCTTGATAATATTCATCTGAGTCAGCTTCATATCCTTCGTTGATTAAATTGTAATGTGTAAACATAGCAAACTGAGTTGCTTGTACATTATTAGCGTCTGTTTGATCTCCAAACCACTTTTTGTTAGCTTTCCATTCTAAAGCCTGTTCACTAGGTTGTGCCTGTGGTTGTACCTGTTGAACAGATTGTTGTTGAACAGATTGTTGTTGAACAGATTGTTCTTGCTTTTGTTTAGCAATTTTAACTTTTTCCTTTTGTATGGCTAATTCACTCTTTAGAGTATCAGCTTTTGACATTAAGCCTGCATCACCAGAAGCATGAGCTTTTTTATATAACTCATCTGCTTCTCTTTCTTTGGTCACTATATTCTCTTCTTCTTTAGACAAAAGATCTGCTTGGCTTTTTACAGCGTGTTGATAATAGTTATTAACTTCTGCTTGTTTTTGCTGTAAAGCTGCTTCTAAATTAGCTGCTTTTTCTTCGGCAATACGATTTCTTTCGTTCAGCTTGTTAATTCTTTTAGAGACACCTTTAGTGTAACTCTCTAATTCATCTTCATTTGTTGCTGCGGTTGTTGCTTCTTGTGAATCAACTACCTCAACCTCTACTTCATCAACCTCTGGTTGAATTTCGTTTTTATTTATTTCTTCGCTCATAAGCTCACTATATCATCTGGATTGAGAATTGTGGCTATTACTTCATCATCATTGATGATTCTAACCTCTGCACCGTCCTCAAGTTTAAACCTAGAGCCAGAGTAGCGCCCTATTAAAACCCATTGCTTTTCTTCACACCAAGGCTTATCTCCAAATCTAGTTTTATCGTTATAGCACTGTGGTCCCTTTTTAACCACATAAGCTACAACTGTTGCTAGCGTCTCACGATCTACTGTTTCTTTTGTAAGTATTAACCCACCTTTACTGGTTTTATTTCCAGAATAGGGTAAAACTAACATGCGCCACCCAGTAGGTTGTGGCATACGATTTAATATTGATTCATCTAACTTTTCAGGATCTAAAACTTTTTCGTCTATATTTACATAGGCTTCTGCAACTTTTTTTGATTCTATGTTTGAGTTTTGTATTTCCATAATTTAATTATTTTTAAATAAATCGCCTATTTCGTTTGCAATATAGTATAAAGCAGAAAGCTCTCCTTGCAAATATTTATAATGTTCTATATCTTTTAACCCACCAGACATTAAAGTTTCTTGTATTTGCTCTTCTCTACTTTCGATAGCTTTTTTTAGCTTATCTAATACTTGTATTTCGTCCATTAATTAAGATTTTTTAGGTCTGCCTCTTTTTTTTGCAGTTGGTTTATTTACTGCTTTTGGCTTAGATACAGCTTTTTTAACTGCTTTTGGTTTAGGTTTAGCTATTTCTTCAACAGGCTCACCTTTTGCGATTTTTGCTAATTTTTTTTCTATTCTTTTAATATTAGCTTGATGTTTTTTGTCCTCAGCTTCTCTTGCTGCTTTAAGCTCCATTTCTTCTTGGGCCCTATCTAATTTTTTTTGAGCTCTTAGCTCTTTTACTGCTTGTACTTTGTATGATGTTGTCATAATATCCCCTTGATTTTATTTTCTAATTCAAACAATTTAAGATCTGCTTGTTGCTTTAATCTGTCTATTGCTACGCCTAGTTTATCATCAGCTATACTTTTTTGCACTTGCATGCGTTCTTCTTGTATTTGTGAATCTAATACTTTTTCTTGTGCTCTTTGTTCTTGTTTAGCTGTAAACATAGCCGCTTCTTGATTTAATTCTTTATCTTTTAGCTCTAATTCTGTTTTTCTTATCTGCACTAATGGATCTTCGTCACCACCCATTCCTATAGATTGTAAGAACTCAGCAGTCAATTGGGCCATAACAGGAGCACTAAATTGCTCTAGTATCATTTGTATTTGTTGTTGTATTTGTTGTGCTTCTTCTGGTGATACTTGTTGCATTTGACCTTGTATTTCTTGTATTTTTTGTTGCACCTCTGGCGGTATTTGTTCTTGCGATATTTGACTTGCTAAAAATTGTAAGTGTTGCATGCAGTGACTAATAATAACTGCTTGTATTTGTGGGTTTTGTTTTACTACATCTGTCAAAAACAAAGTTTTATGTGTTTCTAAGTGAGCTTGATGATTTTGTTCAGGAAAAGCCTGTGCAGGTTGTCCTAATAATAAACCAGCGTTTTCAGAGCCAGCATCTAAAGGTTGCGGAGTATTGTCTGGCGGTGGTTGTATTAATGCTTCTACATTATCTACGCCTAGTGCAGCGTACATTCTTCTATAGGCTTCATACATTCCCATAGGTCCGTGTATTTCTGGGTTAGATTGCACCATCTGTAATAATTCTTGTGCTAAGGTAACTCTTTGACTTTGTGAAAAAATATTAGGATCTGAGATAGGTATGATGTCTACTCTGTCATCAAAGTCTTGTTGTTTAATTTCTCCTGGACCAGATCCAACTTGATAATTATATGTAGGTGGCAGATATTCTGAAAATAATTTTGCCAACAAGCCAAATTCAACTCTTTGTCCATAATGCAGTCTTTTATGTATTGCCGACATAACTTTAGTGCCTCGCTCTAATAAAGCAACTGTAGTGCCTACAGGCATAGCTTGGTTCATATCTCCAACATTCATGTCAGCTATAGCAGCAAATCTTTTACCTGAATCAACTAATAAACCAAGTAATTGCATTAAAACACTACTAGGCTCCTTGATTGGCAAAGGGATTAAGTTTTCGCGCAAAGAGCCACCTGTAGTGTCTATATCTCTAAACTCACCTGGTTGTAATGGATCATCTTCGTCTCTTATTCGCATACCTCTAGCTTTAAATCCTGCTGGTAAGTTTGCTAATGTTCCTGCATCAATAAGCTGTCTAAGTATAGAAGTAGAGGCTTTTGATAGGCCACCAATCATGTGCGATAGACCTAAGCCATAAAAACCTAAGCCAGGTAAAAATTTGTATTGTACAAAGTAATTTATTTTGTTTTTAAGTGGATCATTTTCTAAGTAATTTCTTCTTATTGATAAAATTTTTCCTGAATCCTCTTCAATCGTTACTATGTAAGGTAATTTTAATCCTGTAGTCTCACCACTGGCGTTAATATCTTCAAAACCTTCAATATCCAATACCGTATGTATTTCATATACTGTTCTACTTCTGTTTTCTTTATAGCTTGGTGATATGCCTTGTATATCATCTATAGCCTCTTGTACATCATCAATATCATCAGAATAAGACTCTGAGCCAACATCTACATCAGCGTAAAATCCAGATAATTGTTGTTTTTTAATTTCATTTAGTGACATGCTTATAGCATGAGTTACTCTTTCAGCAGAACTTAAATCGGATGCTTCATAAGGCACTATAAGATCTTCTGGTGGTACAAATTTAGACACAGCTCTACTAAGCACATAATCAAAATAAACTTTTTTGAAAGCTGAACCTGCTAAAGGTAAATAAAATAACATTTGATCTAATTCTGGATCATATTCTTCCATTACATTCATAATGTAGTAATTCATAAACTCCTGGACTCTTTCTGCTTGATTTTCAGTTTCTATAGTTCTTGCACCAATTATTTCTGTTTTTACTGGTCCTTTTGCTGGTAACATTTCCTTATAAGCCTGAGCTTGAAACTGAGTAACAGCTTCTGCTAGGATTGGATGAACTACACCAGAGGATCCTTCAAATGGTTGAGATCTTGATTCATCAAACTTCATACCTAAATATTGCAAGCCATCTGTATAGGTTTTTTCCCATTCAGACCTTGATTGTTTATCGCCTTTAATTGAACTTAAAAGATCGTTTGATATTTTTTGCAATACACTGTCGTCGATAAAATCAACCAAGTTAGCATCAAAACTCATTTGTGGTTGTTGTGGCTGTATTATTTCATCATCTATTAAAAGGTTTTCTTCATTGACTAAAATTTCAGCCGCAGATCTAATTTGTTCTCCTCTTGATGGTTCTAAAGGCACTCTTATAGAGCGTCCTATTTCTCTTACATTAGGATCCATTTCTGTGCCTAGTTTTTTATCTACTGCCATAATCAATTAGTGTATCATTCTTGACTGAGATTCTAAATCACAGTCACTTAAATCTTTTGCTTCTCCATCTATAATTAAACCTTGCGATTCAGCAATTAATTGTGCCGTTTCAAAATTTCTTGCGTGTATGTCTGGCCCTTCATAATGTTCACCATCAAACATAAATCTTGTCACAAAAGTTTTTAATAGTATATCGTCCTGTTCTTCTTTAATAATCTTACCTCATCTTGATAGTCTTCATTAAGTGAGACAAAGCCGCCTTGCCTAAATCTCATTAAAGCCATTGTAGCACTATCGCAATAGTCATCATAATCACCAAAAGGAAAGGATGCCATTTCTTCAATAACTTCGTCTGCAAAATCATGTTCTGGAGCCCAGACCATTCCTGATTCAAATATTGGTGCTACGCTATTCATTCTAGCTATTTTATCTTGCCCTCTGCTTGGTGTATAAGACGTTACAGGTATTCCCATACGTCTTAATTCATGTGTAAGAGGTGTTCCAGATGCTTTTGCCTCTATTAAAACACAGTCTGGATCCCAATATCTGTATTCATCTAAAGCCATTTTCTTTAATTCTGGAAAATCGCACCTAACTCTTTTGGCATCTAATAGTATTATTTCATCTGACCTTTCATCACCTCTATTAAATATTGCCCAAGTAGTAATTGCAGAATAGTCAGCTGTTTCTTTTTTTGAAAAAGCAGTGTCATAACTTTGTATAACATAAGAATAATCTGGTATATCTGGCTGTTCCCATCTTTGCCACCATTCTCTTTTCACTATAGATCCTTCTTCTGCTGTTGGATTTTGCATCCATTGACTGTTCCATTTAGATAATGGTAATGATGCTTTTACACCTAGTAACTCTTCTTTTTTCCAAAACTCAGGCCATAGTGGGTTGTCTGATTTTGGCATTATTGCTGGAAACTCTACAACTTCCCATTTATCTGCATTATCTTCACTTTGTTGTTTTAAAACTTTACCAACCAAATCTTTAGTGCTCCATCGCGTCATAACTCCAT